TATATCAGCATGTGTAATACCTCTTTTATTTAAGTAATGTATTGCCTGATTATACGATGGATTAATACCCTTTGGTTTAAAATATAATTGTTTGAATTCTTTTGGTAATTGTAATTTTGCTACATATTCCTCTTTTGAATCGTATTCTGGTTCATCACCATATACATCTTTTACAACACCAATATCCCTAATATCTACGTTAAGTTTACGAAGAAGGGATGTTATACTCCTACCTTTAGAATCACATACCCAACAATGCCATCTTTGAGTATCCAAATTGATTTGTAGTTTCTTTTTATGGTGATTACAAAAAGGACAATGGTGTGCCTGCTCATTTCCCTTTAAGGATGAACCAACTCCCAATGCAGAGTCTAATATATTGATTATTTTTAATTTGTTCTTACCCGATAACATAATTTTGGTTATATCCACAAAAACTATGTAAATATACAACATTTTTCGGATATATCCAAATTTAATTAACCTCCGTGAGAATTTTTGATATCAATAAGAAAATCGGCTAAAAATTGAAGTTTATTAGCTACTTCTTCTCTAGGTTTATTTTGAAGGACCATATTTTTAAGGTCTAATAGTGATGCAGCCGCTACCGAATGTGCATCATCTTTTGAATTTAAATAAGAATCGGAGATTCCGTATTTGTTACAAATGTCTGAAATTGTCATAACTATTGATTTATTATATCCCTACGGAAGAACTTTCCCATAAGGTTTTCGTTTATTGCTTGTTCGTTGGCAAGTACATCGTAATGAAACTGCCATTTAATTTCGTAATATGATAATGATTTCTTTGAGAAACAAAACTGAATAATCTCTCTTTCAAAATCACCAGCGTTTCCAGCTTTAACTTCCGATTTAATCCATTCGTTTGATGAATAGTATTTTTCCCAATCGGATGCTTTCTTTACAACCCTTCTACGAGTCTTTCCTTTTAACGGCTTTAATCTTCTGGTTTGAGATAGAGATTTTTTACCTATATAGAATCTACCGGTTGGGATATGTATCATTTTATAGACAAACCCAACCGCACCTTCAGGTGTGGTTTCTTCTGTAACAATATTTCCATTAAATTTCCAAGACATTTTGGATTATCCTTTTTTCACTTTTTTAGTGTATTCATTATCACCAGGACCGTATCCAGGTATCTTTACTCCAGGTGATGGTTTTGGGTCACTACCTAGTTCACCTTTTCTACCAGATTTTAATTTAGCATCGGTTAATACCGCAGGGTCAGGATTTCCAAATGTAGGGGTAGGGTTACCTCCAGGAATAGTTCCAGTTGAATATGGAGTTTGGTCTTTTGAAGTACGAGCTTTCGCTTTTGTCCAATCGTTTTGTAAGCCACCACCGTTGAAGCTGTTATATAAGTCTACTAATTTTGACATTTTTGTGTTATTTACATATAAATATAAAAGAAAACCGATTTAAGTATCAAATCTTACTATAAAGTTTAATGGATAGTCTGGTAACGATTTTATTGGTTTAGGTAACTTCGCTACTGCTATCATATTTAATTCATCATCATATAACGCAATTGTTGTAATATATGGTGCTAAATATGAACCAGTTGGGTCTACCGAACCACTATACATATAATCATCAAAACTTCCAAATACATTCGGATTTAACGAAGATGTAAACGGATATTTTTTACCTCTAACCCATTTAACACCAGGTTCGTAAAAAGAAGATGTAACTAAATCATTAGTTAAAGTATTTCCAGGTCTATTAATTATTGTTTGAATTTTTTTACCACCATCTTCATAAACTGCCGAAGGATTTTGTGAATAATTAAATTCATTTTCTAATACTGATAAAAATATTTCATTTTCAAATATCGTTTTTGTAGAACGAAAATCCAATCTAAAAGATGATGTAAACGATGAACCAGTTACAATACCATCGGTCATTACCACCAATCCTCTATCATAAAATATATTACCTTTTATATTACTAGCAGAATCAATTAAATTAGAATGTCCATCATCGGTATATACTTTAGTTGAACCAAGTAAATCATCCGTTAATACTACCGAACCAACTTTAATACCTTCTCCATAATATTCTTGAGGAACACAAATAACCGCAATTTCATTTCCAATTACTCTTTCATCTTTAGAAGCATATGAATGTCTTAATCCAACTTCATACAATATAGAAGCGGTATCTGCATTTCTATAAAATTGTGATTTTATTGAATAATACAAACTTCTTTTTGATATCTCTCCGTTTGTTTTAGGGTCAGTTTCAATATCATATTCACCACCACTACCAGTTGATGCAAAATAAACCGGAACATCATTCTCGTCTAAACTCCATTCTTTGTAAACCTTCATTGGTCTTACAATAATGTCCGATTTAGGAATTTCTTTTATCATTTATACTAGATTTATTAATAAATATTCTTATAATAAAAAACCCCCTTTCGGGGGTTTTCGTATATCATTTATTATATTAGAATGATAATTTAACTTTAATTAATACTTCTTTATCAAATGATTTTACAATTGGTTGAGAAGTTTTAGCTACTGCAATCATCTCGTTTGAATCGTTATACAAACCTATCGTTGTGATATAAGTTTGTGGGTCTGTTTCAAAAGTGCTTTCAGTAAAAAATCCGTTTGTATCTACATATGTAGGATTGTTAGAGTAGTTAAATTCTCTATTTGTTGCTCTTACGAAGAAATGTTGTGTTGATACGTTTTCAGTTCTTCTAGCATCAAAATCCGCTCCTTTTTTCATTGAGTAATACAATCTTTGATGATTACGTTGTTCAGAAGCCGTTACGTGAGAACCACTCATTCCACCAACTAATACACCATTTTCAGTATGGATATCTCCTAATTTAGTTTGAAGTGCAGTTGGGTTGAATACCATAATACCTCTATCAGGATAGAACAAACCAAATCCTTTACCATTTGCATCGTATTGGTTTGTAATAGTTGCTTCTAATTGAGTACCAACGTTAAGAACTCCTTCTACAATATTGAACACTCTTCCAGCTTTTCCAAAGTTATCACCGAATTTCTTACCACTATCATCAATAAACGTAAAGTTACCAAGAGAACCAGAAAGGTTTAATTCCCAGTTTCCAGCATCCATAGATTCTCTAAATCTACTTCTAGCTACGTTTACTACATATATGCTATTTGAATCATCTTCAGTTCCTGATGAATTAGGGAATGAAAATTTAGCATCGGTTGGGTCTAATAAAATTGATTTGTATTGTGCGTAAGTTGCTTTCGTTGCCAATGTTGAAGTATTATCAACATCTAATGTAGCAGAACCGCTTGCATCTACGTGTCCATACGCTATCGCAAATTCAACTTCTGCCGAAGAACTAATTTGTGGATTGTATGAATATACATTGTAGTAATATTTGCCACTCGTAGCAGCTGCTTGTGTAGATGATGTATAGAAATTATTTATTTGTCCTTCATCACTTGTCCATAAACCGGTTGTTACTACTTCAACTTTTGCGTTTACTTTATCAAATTCTCCAAATCTTTTGTAAATACCAGTTGTAACACCAGCACCTACAGCAATTTGTTGGCCAGCAGGTAACGCGGTGTTTAACAACGCTACAATCTGGTCAGTATCAATAATTCCCGTATTAGCAAGTGTGGCTAACTGGGCGGTTACATTAGGGTCATTTATTTGTGCCATGTTTATTTATCTTTTTATGCTTTGTAAGTTATAGTCACAGGTATAGTTTGTGAGCCTCCAGTTTCGTTACCATACACAGTTAATGTTGTTGAAATATCAATTGTCAAGTTTGGATTAGGAGTAAATGTAAATTTCTTACCACTTACAACTTGAGCAGTTGTTGTTATTTCTTCACCCAAGAATACTGGTACAGTTCCACTTGTTGTTGCCGCTTCAGTTACCGTAATAGTACCAGCTCTTTGGTCTGCCAATACAACGGTGTAACCTGCATTTGAATTTCCAGCAGGAGATGTTTGTGGAGTTAATCCAGTACCACCTTCATTTTGATTTGAAGCGATTGATGTAATACCACCAAATTTAACGGTTGGTATTTGTGTTGTTCCTTTTGGTAAAGTAACTAATTTATATCTTAGCACTTGTGTTTCATCAGGAGATGCTTCAGTAATAGGAATAGCTCTAATTGCTGAATCATAGTAAGATGAACCTCTTGGGTGTGCTGGTTCATATAATGTGTAATCAATCTCGTCATCACCTAAAGCGAACTTTGTAATGTTTAAAGATTGTCCAGATGCTAATTTTTGTCTTCCTTTTTTGGTAAGAATCGCATCTACGGTAATTTCGGTATTATCTAAATATGCCATTTGATATTGTTTTTATGCTTTTATTTCTAAAATAAATATAACCATTTAGTATTTTCATTCTTAATCTACAATAAGTATCGGTTCACCACTACCTCTACCGGTATTTGCAACTTTAAGAACATTTGGATTAGTTGTAAATATTTCTAATGGAGATAATCCATCTGGTGTAGTTGATGCGTTTTGTTGAGAACCTTTCCAAAATGAACGTTTCATACCCTCACTAAGCCCATTAACGTATCGGTAATGTGTTGGTAGATATCCATTTACAGCCGTCACTTCGGTTACACTTCCACCCACATTCACACTTCCGCTAAAAGGTAATACTGTAACTTTGTATTTGTTATTTGTAACCAATACATTCTCATACTTAACTCTTTGTCCTGGTATGTTTGTTGCCGGCCATCCTTCAGTTTGTGTTGATACTTTTGTATCATATTGTTCTTTTACCAAGAATACACTCTTTCTATCACCACCTTTTACCGATGAGGTAATATGTGTAGTAACATAATTTCCAAATACACCATCAAATCCAGGTATAATTGCGTTACCATTTCTAGCATACAATCCAAACCCAACATTTGCCAACGAATCTCTTTCCATTCCAATTGCTTCGAATTTAAACGAATCAACCTCACCAGTCAATGTTGAACCAGTAGGTATTTGTAATGAAAATTCATACATAGGTACACTACCACTAATCACTGCATCTTGTAAGTATTCAATTACCGTATCGTAGTATGCCGGATTTGCATTTAAATCGTAAACCGTAACAGCATCTAATGTACCATCATAATCAGGTCTTTCCACCGAAAGTACCGTATTACTAATTGCATTAAGTTCAGTTTCTTTTGGTATAAAATCACTTTCTAATGCAATATCATCATTTGTAGAAATAGATGTATCATATGAATTTTTCTCTGCAATTGTTTCTTTCCATCTTGTTTTACTTCTCTCTAATAAGTGAGGTTCAATCAACAATCCTTTTGAAACCTTTGCTCTAGCAGGTGCTAGTTCAGCAAGAACATCAAATAATGATTTATCTATATATCTTACAAGTTGAATGTACTCATTTATATTTTGATTCATTCTTTCAAAATAGTACTCTCTCAACGTTTCTAATTCACTATATGTATCCTTATACTCATCACGTGGGTCTCCTATGTAATTATCAATATTAAAATCACCAAACGTTTTTAAGATATCCATATTCAACTCCTTAATTGGAGAGAAGAATAATCCTAAACGATTTGAATCTATTGGAGATTGGTCAAATGCTTTTTTAGTTGCTCTTGTTTTGTATGATAAATCGGTAACTAATGAAGCAGATTCAAATCTTATTTTATTTGAATACCCAAACCCTAAAGACGGTACTTCTGCCGTTACAGTTCTATCATACGGCGTATATTGGTATGGATAAGTTGTAGCGGTGTACATCTGACTTGCAGTAGCGTAAGAATTTGCACCATCATAACTTTGATTGATTGCCACATTCTTAATATACGGGTCTGCATTTCTATCCTTTGGATATTCAAAATCAAGTCTAAATAATAAATCTTCAGTAGATGCTGTATATGAATTGCCATTTGTTGCATCAGGGAATAAAACGTGATTATTAAATTTACTTCTTTGTAATGGAACTTTCCACAAACGAACTTCATCTACGTTTCCTGTAAATGTGTTACTACCAATTTGTAAATGTGAACCACTACTCCATTGTGTATCCGGTGCAAAAATAGACATACTAACCGATGTAATAATTCTGTCGCCATTAGATGTTCCCAACCAAACTTCATACCAAGAACCAGTTCCTGCACTATTATATCTATTGATTGCTACATTTGAATAATATTCAGTTGATATAGGAAAATCTAAACTACCCGTTTTATAATCAGGTCCAAACACATATTCAACCGATGTATCAAAATAAGGATAATATACACCACTGGTCTCCATATATGTAGTTAGTGCTTGGTCTCCACCAAAGTTTAATTCTAATTTACCAAATGAACCAGTTGTTTGTACTAAATCTAAAGTCCATTCGCTTCCGCTGATTAGCGTTGATGTTGTATTCGGTAAAGAATCCGGTTTAAATCTAAATTCCACACAATTTGGATAATCTAAACTTCCAGTAAAGAATTTCCAAGGAACTTTTACAGACGCACTTCCACTCAAATAAATTGCAGCGGTTCTATCATCAAATGTAAATTTAGTACTACCACCTTTTGACGGGTCTTGTGGTCCGCCAAATTCCATTATAGTCAACATAGATTGTGGCACACCATAACAAGCCATTACAGCTTTCATAGCCCTACCAGTTCCTTTATGTTTTAAAATATATGGAAGATTATTTAATATTCTTCTCCAAATTTCTTCATTAGCAGATTCAAGTGATTTAGAATATTTTGGTGTACCATCTTTGTATGTACCAAACGCATATTCCCATAAAAAGTTAGAATTAAATGCCTTTTTAACATCCCATCCATGTGATTCAAGTACAAACTGAACTACATCATTTGATATTCCTTTATATTCCGAAGCTTCAACTGATTTTGTTTTTGCTAAAGAACTTATGTATGACCAAAGTATATCAAAGTGTTGGCCAATCATATTCAAAAACGTAATGAAATCTTCGTTAGCAGTATCTTCTACTAAAAATTCTGGTATATTTGCCGTAAGACGATTTGGATTGTATTTATCGTAATATTCTGCCTGTGATAGTAATTCATCGTACCACATAGTTACTAACGAAGATGTAGTATTAACCAATATAGATGATGAACTATTTGTTTTAGGATATGCTAAATTATTTGAATTAGTATTTGTAGTATAATACAAATATTTTTCAAACCCATCCATCGCGTTAATAAGTTGATTAGACTTATTAATTGATACGTTTGCCTCATTTACTTCATATGGAGAAGCCGAAGAAGTTGATGTATTAGTAAAATATATATTTTTATAATACTCTATTAATCTAACCTTATATACAAAGTTATCTACTCTTTCTTTTGCAGAACTAAAATTAATAAAATTCTTAAATGCGTATTCAGAACCACTTACATACTCAATATTTAATTTTTGAGTATCAATACCAACACTGGATGCATATCTATTAATAACATCCACCGAAGCTACTGAACCGCTACCAATTAAATCATCATAAATTTGAAACTCTATACCATTATCAGGATTTAATGAAAAGTTTGGTCCTTTTAAAGTATTACAAGCGGTTTCAGTTTCACCTCTTAAACTTATTGTTTCAATTATTGGAGTTGATTGTACTTTGGAAATCCATACTAATTGATTAGGTTGTACCGTAACTGGTAATGGTTCGTATAATTTTAATATAAGTGAATCAAAACTACCAGTCCATGTAGTAACAACTTTACTATCACCATCGCCTAAATGTAATAAATGGTTTAAGTATTTAGAAGATTCATCTCCAAAAATAGATTCATCAAATTGTGACGTAAATGCCGATGCAATTCTATTAATTGCAAGTTCTTTTGGTATTGTTAAATCACCGGCTCTAAATGTAACGGTTATTAATTCTTCTTTACCAACAATTTCTTTATTACCACTATTGTTGTATGGAACTAATTTTAAATTTAGCTTAATAACATCATTCGGGCCGGTATAAGAACTAAATTGTAATAATTTTTGTACATTTAATGTAATTCTCGCATTTGGTCCTTCTTGATAAAACCCAGTTGAATTATTTACAAATATTTTTACAAAATCAGTATCTCTTGATTTGTATGATATTTCAAAATCAACATCAGTACCAACGTAATCTCCACCTATTAATTCTTTTGGATATGTAATTGATTCTATATCAGGAACACCAACAAAAAATTCGTCAACAACTGAAAGTTTGAATTCAATCGGTGGTAGTTCTATACCTGCATTTTTACCAACTAGATAAATTTTATAATTACCTAAAGAATCAAATGCAGTTTTAGGAATACTGATTACGGTTGGAGGTCTTTCAGTTTGATTTGCAACTACCGCACCTATTGCGGCACCTACCGCGTTATTTATAGTTGGGGTTATATCAAAATTAAAAGTTTTATCCTTTACATATGCTACAATCTGATTAATATTATCGGTAACCAATATAATAGGATAATCTTCCTGTGAATTTCTATTGTATTTTCTATTTTCATCAGGAGTTAATAATCTTATTACAGGGTTTGAGGCCTGCTGTACGATAGTAATATTTTCACTTTCAATATCAATTACAGTATTATTATCTACTGTATATTCTGAAAATAAAGTATCGGTATTTAATGCTTCTAATACTCTAGGTTTTAATCCTTGAGAAGTTGCAGTTATTTTTGATATTTTATAAAGATTATTATTTACAGAAACAATTTGTAATTTCGTACCAGTTTCTACTATAAACGTAGTTACTTCGTTTGTAAGTTTAATATTTTCAGAAGTATTTACGTTTGTTAAATTTACAGAATTGTTTGGTCCTTTTAAATTTATTGTTACGTTATAGGTAGAAACTTCTGGAACTATAATTTTAGCATTATCTTTTGGATTTTGCTTTTTAAGTTCAAATAATAATTCTTTTATATCATTCGGAGAATCCGATGCATCGGTTGATACAACTTCACCATTTATAACTCTTTCAATTCTAAAAACATATGGAGTTGATTTTGTAAATATTTTTTGTTCAGGTTGTAATCCCAAAACTCCATCATAATTTGTAATAGTATTTCTATAATTACTAAATCCATCATCAATAAAATTAGGATTTTGAACTATTGATATATTATATTGCTCGTTTGATTCATATCCCTCTTTGGTTAATGAAATAGTTTTTGTTCCAACGCCAATTATATCTGATATTGAGAATACAAATTTAGTAGGTGTTGTTCTATATGAAGGTTGTCCATCTATGTTTACAAGACACTTATCAGCATTTGCATTAATATTAATAGCTAAAAATCCATCCTGATTAATTGTACCCGCATAATCATAATCTTTTTTTATAGGTATGATTACATTTTCACTTTTAATAATACCAATATCGCCACCAGGCAAAATAACGCCATCAACAGGACTTACATTTTCAATATTAGAAAGTAAATTCTGTCTTAATGAATCCTGACTATTTTTGTTTAATTCAGAATCAAATGGTTGGTCTTGTGTAAATCTAGGCATCTTTTATAATTATAGCTCTGGTAAATTATTTGGTGTATTATTTGTAACCATTGTTGCTGCATCCGATACATTTCCGGTGCCCATATTTCCTAAAACTACACCTCTTCCTTTAATTCCAAACATACCTCTAGCTCTCGAAGGTGTATTAACACTACCATCACCACTACCCAATAGCTTTTTAGTTAAACTTTCAGCGGGTGTGGATGGAGTATTCGTATTTCCCCTTCTTCTAAACAACTTACCACCATCTGGTATTTTTTCACCCTTTTTCAGTCTAAGTTTTGCAAGTAAACCTTTCGGTTTATCTATTTCAAATGCCGTTTCGGTTTCTGAAACAGTTGGACTAGTTAATGGTAAATTCATATCAACATCTGGTAAAATAACTTGCGTTGGAGCTAATACCTCTTTTGCTTTTACTTCAGCTGCAATTGCATTTTGTAAAACCGAAGGTATTTTTGTTTTAATAATAGTTGCCGATTTTATTAAAGGTGGATTTGTCATAATATCTAAATCCGATGTTTTTGTTTCTAAAATACGCTCCGGAGCATCGTAACTTTCAAATGTATCGTTAGATTTTGAACCAAATTTTACAACAGGATTTAATAAAAATTTATTTATAACCTGTATTAATATTTTTTCACATTTTTCTTTAACATATTCTTTTGATAACTGAATAGATTCTGGAGTATTTTTCTTCTTTCCGTAATTCAAATCATTTATATCGGAAATTCTATTTGTAAATTCATATATCGTTGCTTCAACAAATTTGTTATACATAGTTGTTGCAAATGAATCAAATTGTTTAATCTGATATTCACTTAATAATAAATTAAACCAACTTTCCGAAAAATTTGTTTTTAAATAAGATGCTATATAATTTGGACTAATTTTTTCAACAAATGAAATTGCATATCTAACAACATCTTCTCTGAATGAACCATCATTTATAAAAATACCATAACGTGTTTTTAATTCAGGATTTAATTTACTACCTTCGTTATGTGGGAACAATCTTATTTCAGTTCTAGACGGAGATATTTCTGAAATCCATAATTTATCAAACATACCCTCACTACCCACTCTTTTATTCAATAGTGTGATTTGGATTTTAAAAATACCATTGTTATATCCTGCCTCATTTATAAGTCTTTCCGCATCAATAAAATATTCAGTTGGAAATTGGTATTTTTGAAAAACGGTTCCCTCTGCTACTAAAAAATAATCTCTTATATTTTCAGAAGTTAGTGGCAAATATCTTACCAATCCATAGGTTTGTTGTGGTAGTTGATTATCGTTTGCATCGTATAAAATAAATTCAACACAATCGGTCTTACTAAGGCCAAAAAACGATTGTATATTACCCGATTCAAATAACATTCTATCATCGGTGTTTATACGATACCCCTTACTATCAATAATATCCTTAAATGATTTTATTGCCATTATCCTTCAAATTTATTTCCTCTTTGTTTTTGCAAACCAACCGTCAACGTTACCGTTGATGAAGTTGTTTTTGCTATAAATGAACCCTTATATAATTTATCTCTACTTGCTCCTATCGCCTTTGCAGGTACTTTATCTCTAACCGCTCCTTTATTTGGCGCAAGTATTATTACCTTTTTCGCTTTTGGTTCTAATGTAATAGAATCTACTTTTTCTAAAGTATCTCCAGTTTCTCCGGTTGATTCAAATGATATGTTTACACTTTCTGCAGAGAAGTTATATACTTCCACATCTGGACCATTTATCCAAGTAACTTCACCTTTCGCATTTGCTCTTGAATTAAATAATATATCTTCACCACCTTCTTGTCCTTTTTTAAGAACTTTTAAAGATATATCCATACCAACTTTTGAACCTTCTGCCAATTTAGCATCTTTACCTTCCAATTGTTCTTTATATGCTCTATTTTGTTCTTCCAATGAAGCAACTCTTGCCGTCAATGAAACTCTCTGAATCGCTTCCGATGTTGCTTTTTGAATAGCATTTTGTAAATCAACTATACTAGATTGAACTTTTGTTCCATATTGAAACGATTCATTCTGTGCAGTTGATGATGCTATCGTTTCCCTATCCACATCTATTCGTAAGCTTTCAGTTACAATTTCCAATTCAATAACCTTTGCTCTTAAATCATCTATTTCTTTATTTAATTGAGTTACTTCTGCAGTTAAATCAATTACGGATTGAGTTACCGGATTATAAACTCTTCTAGGTACTGTATCTTCAACCGGTGGTGGTTCTTGTGGAATTAATTCGATAATCGTTGTATCAATTGCTCTTAATAATTCATCCTCATCATATTTTGGTTTAGTTAGTTTACCAGAAATTACGCCGCCATCCTTGTCTTTATTTTCAAAGATATAAACACCGGTATCGGTTTTTGGTTTTAACGCCAAAGAACCACTTACAAGTATTCTGCCTACATTAACCTCATTTTTTAATCCAGTATTTTTCATACTAATTATTTTCTAAACTAAACGTTATATTTTCATCAAAAAATTGAACATCACCATTGTGTTCAACCTTAAATTCTAATTTATAAATTCTATTTGGTTGCCAATTTGAAAAATTAACTTTGATATAATTACCAGTTTCATCACAACTAATTTTTGAGAAATCACCAAATGGAATTATAACATCATCTGATGCCGCATCTTTTATTTGATAATATGATGATGTTGGTAAATATTCAGCCGTATTGTAAGCAAACGAATTAGTAAATGTTTTTAATGGATACAAATCTCTAGCAAATATTCTTATTTTTGCAGTTGAATTAACTTTGTATTTGTTTTTAAAATTAAAAACATTAACTTTTATATCATTCGCCGTCAATGGATTTAATTGACCCGTTACATATGATTGGTCATCCCATCCTATTCTTACTTTTGGTTGATGTATCGTATTAGTTTCTTTACTAAAGAATTTAAGTATTCCATAATCTTCGGTATCATCTTCAACCGAATTATTGTATTTAACTATAAATCCATTATTTTGTACAGAACCACTTAACCAGCTTTTTAATGATTCTTTAACATCCATATTAATATCAGCGGTCTGATAATTAAATGATTGACTAGCTGCATTTGCAGTGTACCAAACACCACCCCTACCTTCATACGAACCAGTAGTACCTACTGAAAATTGTCCCGATGGCAACCACTCTAAATTAGAATCCCCTTCTCTATAATCCCAAGTTACACCCTGTGTTGATACTTCATCAAAACGAGTTCCCTTTCCCATTTGCCAACTACCGGAAACCATATACGCATAAATTGTATATTCTAAAGGAATTTCTTCACTTTCGGTTTGTCTTAAAACAAGCGTAGCATTCTCTAATTTCATACTACCATTTGATAACGATGATGAAAGATGTGAAATATCAAATCTTATTAATATTCTGGATAAATCTTTTATATTTCCATAATATACTTTACTTATTTCTAATATTTCATCCAATCCAGTATTTTGAAATGGTTGTTGAATATACACCGATGCATCTTTTGATGCTGTTAAAAAATAGTATGCCATTATCTTACTCTACCTTTTATATCTTTATCAGGAAACTTAACTTCAAAAATTGATGGGTCTAAAGATGGATATACAATCTTATCTTTAGTAGCTGCATCAATATTATACGAGTTTGGTGAATAATTACCACCACACTTATTTGTTATTTTTAACATTGGAACGGATTGTACTCCTTCTACGTTTGCAAGAAGTAATTCAATTTCACTTAAATTTATAGTCTGATTGAATTGCCAATTATCAACTATAAAATAATCTTTTAATTCATTTACACATTCTACCAACACTTCTGCTTTATTATAATTTGGATAACAAACGATTTCAAAATCAACACCAATGTTTATTACAAACCCATCTAACATATTAACACCATCGGTTAATATTTTATATTCGTTTAAATATGTTTTTAAATTTTCTTTTAATGCTCTATTGATATTTGATAAATTACCATTACCATCGTAAGCTAGTAAATAAAGATTTATTGCAAATGGATTATTTTTTTCGTTTTCATTTGATGTTTTTCCTACTAAAAATTTAGTAATATCTTGCTTTACAGACGCTTCACTTGGTTCTTCCGAATCTGGTTTATTTACAAAACTCATCACCAAATCAGTAAATTCTTGCAAATGATTTGGAGATGCCAAAATCGATGATGGTGAATTATTATCCAGCGTACCATCGGCTGTTGCGTATGCTTTTGCAATTGCTCCAAATTTAGATGGCATTGATAATACTCTAATTTGATAATCTTTTGCGGTTACTGCTCTATTTTGGGATGAAAAATGTGCTAATGCATTTTGTTTCATTTCAAGTAAAGTTTCACCGCTTCTTCCACCCGAAGCTGCAATTTCATTATCAACTGCTATTGTATTCTTCATTTTTAAATAAAGAGGTAATTCTTGTGCAGTAAAATCATTCAAGTCCTCATCGTATTCTATAACCTTAATCTTATTTATAGTATTACTAGCCACATTTGATGAAACTCCGCCACCAGTTAAATACTTAATAGTTAAAGTTGTATTTGCCGGTGATGTTCCATATGTTTTTGTTTTTAAAAAGTTTGTTGGGTCAAAAGATTCTTCCAACCTATTAATAGAATTTGGTAATCCTAATCCAACATTTTTAAGATTTGGAATTAATAACTCATCGGATGCCGTTGGGTCTCCTGCTCCAAATTGTAAGGTTGTTGTACTATCACCATTAATTACAGTTGTAAATCTTTTAGGTGTTTTTATTGTTTTTAAAATATACGGTACGGTTGATTTAAACTGATATAAATCAGGATCATTTGTAGCTGTATTTGGTTGTTCAATAAATACCATTTCTTGTGCAAGATAAGGTACTTCATAGTACTTATTACCATCTGAATCTCTTACATCAATAATTTGAATTATATCGTTTTCTGGTAGGAGAACACTTTGATACGGCGAATAACTGCCAAATATTTCTTGTTTTACTCTCACATTACCGGAAATTATATCTCCGTATTTTTTTATTAAATACAAAGATGGTTCTCCTGTTAATGTATCTCTTTGATATACCGTGGTTTCTCTATCCGTTTCATCGTTAAAATCTATATAGTCCGTAGTATAAAATTCAACATTATTTTGTGATGATTCTAAAACCATTCCACTTTTAATTCTTAAATAATATTTTGAATCTGGTTTATTATCAACCCCACTACCAATAGACGGTACAAGTTGATATACTGATATTTTTGTTGTAGATGGGGATGTAACCAATGGTTTATATCCCAAGTATCTTGTTAAAGGTATTACACTTTGTAAATCATCCGCATATACCATTAAAGATTGTTTGAACGTATCATCAATGTAATAAGATAACACATCTC